TTATGCGTTTACAGCCTGGATAAATTGCTCCATTCTGGCGGCGCTGGCCTGCTTCATTTGCTCGGTTACATGGCCATATACATCCAAGGTAAAGGCGGCTGTGGCATGACCTAGATTTTCCTGCACGGTTTTGATATCATCGCCGGATTTGATGCTTGCGACGGCGTAGGAATGGCGCAGATCGTGGAAGCGGGTATTCGGACTGCCAATCTCAACCATAATTTGCTTAAAGTCCAGATATACTGTTTGGTGCTTTAGGTGGCGGCCTAGCTCATCGGTAAACACGAATCCGCTGTTCTCCCAGCACTCACCATATCGCAGACGGTTCTCCAATTGTTGCCGCTTGACTCTTTGCAGAGTAGCAACGACCGAAGGTGCGATGGCTAAGGTACGACCCTTGCCGTTCTTGGTAGTCGCAAGTGTATACTCTCCACGAGAACCCCGGATTTTTTGGAGCTGCTTGTTTATTGTGATTCTGCCTTTGGTAAGATCTACGCAGTCCCACTGCAATCCAAGCACTTCACTTTCACGCATGCCGGTAAAGATGGTTACCATGAACAGATTCTCAAAACGGTGGCCTTTGATGGCTTTTAGAAAAGCTGAGATCTGTGTTTCATCCAAAGGCTTAATTTCTTTTTTGATGATCTTAGGGAGCACACAGGGATCAGTCGGATTGAAACGGATGTATCCGTTTGCAACGGCCTGCGCCATGGCCTTGTGAAGGATGCCGTGGACATTTTTGACACTCTTTGGGGAAAGTGCTTCCCGTTCTTTGGTGGCGGCCGACAGACCATTATAGAAATTCTGAATAGTGTGTGCTGCCAGAGATTCCAGTTTGATAGCGCCAAGGCCGGGCTTTAAGTGAGTTTTGACAATGGTTTTATAACTGTCTACCGTGCGGGGCTTTACAGCACCAAGATATTCGGCGGTCCAAATATCCAGCCATTGGCCGACTGTCATTTTACTGGGGGCGGTGTATGTGCCCTCGTCGATAGCGGTGGTGGCAGCTTTTAGTTTCTGCGCCACTTCCTTTTGGGTCTTGCCGGTGATTGACCGCTGGATCTGTTTGCCGGTGCCCGGATCGTAGCCGGCGGTATACCTGGCTTCCCAGAACTGGTACTCTTTGCCGTTACGCGTCACGGTCTTCTTACGGATCGTGCCGGTTCCGGCTGCGGATTTTCTTGCCATATTTATTCCTCCTTGATTTTTCGGAGGGGGTATGGTATCCTAGAAAAGGATAGACTACCCCCTTGGTGGTTCGAGTGGGTGCTGTCTGTTGTCCCTTCCCGGGGTAGGAGCCGGGGAGGGATTTTTTATTTCAAAATGCCATTAATATTTATAGCTGGAGCGCCATCGAATACTGATGGGCGTGTTTTAATTCGGTGAACGCCACTCATACGTGCCATACGGCACATATCCATTTTTTGATCTGCTGGTAGATCGAGGACATCCATACAATCTTCGAAGCCGACAGCGTAACCACAAATATATCCGCTATGGCGGCCTTTCTCATAAGTCTTCTCTTCTAATTGATTTTCTAAAGAGCGAATGCGCGATTGTAGGTGTAGATTGTGAGTTTTAAGATCACAGATTTCTGAAATGTATTCCTGCTGGGCATCACCAAGTTTTTCGGCAGCGGAACGACGGTATAATTCTTCTTTGTGATCAAGATAAAAATGCATAATGAGACCAACGAAAAGAGAAAGCGCTGCTGAAATGAAATGGATTATTACCAACAGCTTAACCCAGAAGCGATGGCTCTTCTCTTCGTCAAACTGCTTTGCGTAGTTACCGGTGATATCAGAGATGAAATATGAAATAGTCATTACACCGATTGAACCGAAAATTTCATAAATAAGCATAGGAGATACCTCTGCGGATATTACCGAACGGCGCTGGTGAAGGCGATGGCCTTACCAAGGATGCGGACGGTGTTCATATCATCGCCCCACAGGACGATGGGCCGGTACTGGGGGTTCTCCGGCTCCAAAGAAATGTGATCATCAAAGATACGGATGCGCTTCAATGTGGCGTCGGTGTCGATCAGGACGGCAGCAATCTCCCCGGATTCCACGGTATCCTGCTGACGGATGTATACGATATCGCCGTCGAAGATTCGTGCATTGATCATGCTGTCACCCTGGCAGGTGAGAGCGAAGTCAGCGTGGATGTTCTTGGGAATATCGATATACTCCTCAATGTGTTCCTCTGCAAGGATAGGTGCGCCGCAGGCAATCCTACCGAGCAGGGGAATTTTGCGCATTTCGGGCATGGGGATGATGTTGGAAGGCATGCCATCCCATATTGCCTTGTTGACGATATCGGTTTTACCGAGCAGATAGTCCATATCCACATTGAAAAAATCAGCAATTTTTTCTAATGTTTCTAAACCGGGTTCACGCTCACCGCGCTCATACATATTGATGCTGCTCTTGGACATGCCAATAATTTTGGCAAAATCCATTTGCGACATGTCGCGGGCTGTTCGGAGTTGCCGTAGCCTCTCTGAAAACTTAGTCATAGTAATCCTCCTAATAAAGATACTGATATTATAATACACAAAATGTGCACTTTGTGCAATTGTGAAAGTGCACAAAAAGTGCAAATAGTATTTATGCACATTTTGTGTGCAATTTTGATTGACAAATGAGCACGGATAGTGTATCTTGAATATGCGAGCACTAAAAGTGCACAATGTCAGGAGGTGAAAATAATGAGCACAGGTGCAAAACTGAAAGAACTTAGAGGCACTAAAACGCAGCAAGAGGTGGCGAAGGGGATTGGAATTACCAAGTCAGCACTTGCAATGTATGAAAGAGATGAGCGGATCCCGCGTGATGAAGTAAAGATTCGCATTGCGGAGTATTTTGGAGTATCCTTACTCTATCTTTTTTTTAACGGAAGCGAGCACAAATAGTGCGCAGCGAGAAAGGAGAATGGAATTTGAAAATTTCAATAGAAGGGGAAGCAAAAGAAATTGCCGCTCTCGTACTGGAACTACAAGAGCGGCCAAGGCCAGATATTAAATTAATTAATTGTGCCAAGTGTGACCCCAATGATCTGATCGACAAAGAGTACGATATCGCCGAGATTGCAGGTAGAACCGGTGGCGGTACGCAGACTTGCATCCGTTAGTTGAATGTAACCGTCATTATCAGAAAGTTCGACGTCCTTGAAGCATTCGTTTGTTTTATTCACGATTGCGGAAATTATCTTAGTGTTAGCTTCACTTGTATTTTCATTAGGAAGGCTGCCAGTGATAATTCCCATGGGCGTCAAGAAGATCACCTTATTGTTTGCTAATGCTTCAACAGTAGGGGCAAGCGCAAACATTTTTATGATTTCTTTTTTGAGTGTGGGCATATAGAATCACCTCCTTTTAAGGTGATTGTAACAAATTTTATCAAAAAAGGCAACAAGGATGTGAGTATATGGCGCAGAAGAATGCGACGCCGACGAAGGAGCAGAAGGCGGTGTTGGAGCGGAATAAGCTAAATTCGCTTTGCTGGGTGGTAGTCAATGAGACTCCGCACAGTCTGATCGTCAAGCAGCGGGTCACCGGAGAGTTCCGGCTGATCAACAAGTAATGAAGGAGATACCATGGAAAAACTGACACTCAGTGTGGCGGAGGCCGCAGCAGTTGTGGGGATCAGTGTCAGAGGCATGTATGATCTTGTGAAGACGCAAGGTTTTCCCACGATAAAAATCAGAAACAGGCTGCTCGTGTCCGCACCCGGGTTGACTAGGTGGCTGGAGGAGAAGGCAGAGAAAGGCTACACAGGCCAGTAGTAAGCATATCAGAACGAGATTGCCACACCATTCTGCGGGATGGTTCGCAATGACATTAAGAAAGGAGTGAGCAGTGTGGTAGATCCGACATGGGGAGAAGTGTGCGGATGGATTTTTTTGCTCGTATTGTTTCTCGGTTTCTACATATTTGCCTGGTTTCGCGGAAAGCGGGAAGAGGAACGCACCGTGACCTGGATCCGAGACTGGGAGGAAGAACCGTGGCAAAGATGATGTCGTCCCGGTGGGATGGCCGAACATAAAGGAGGGAGCACGATGCTTAATCATATCGTGATCATGGGTCGATTGACCCGGGACCCGGAATTGCGTCGCACAGGTGGCGGGATTGCTGTCACCAGCTTTACAGTTGCTGTTGACCGGGATTTTTCGTCCAAAGACGAAAAGAAAACGGATTTTATCGACTGCGTAGCGTGGCGGAGCACCGGAGAGTTTGTCAATAAGTACTTCTCTAAGGGAAGCATGATGCTGGTTTCCGGACGCCTGCAGATCCGCGCATGGACGGACAAGGACGGCAACAAGCGGCGCAGCGCAGAAGTTGTGGCAGATAATGTTTACTTCGGAGAAAGCAAGCGAGAGCAGCTGCAGACAGCACCGACACCGGCAACACCGCCCGTCGAAGAACCCAAGGGGGAATACGCAGAAACGATGGCGTACATCAATCAGCTGATGGAGGGCGCACAGCATGACCACTAGGGTTTTGACATCCGCAGAGGGCGTGCAGATCGAGCTGGAAGAAGCGGCGCTGGCAAAACAGGCGCAGGTATTTCGTGAAGCTCTGCGGCCGTTCGGTTTGGATCGGTTTGTGCTGTCTAATGTACCGGAAAGAATCCTCACATTCCCGGATGGCCGGGTATTGGCAGAGTTTCGGACCATGATGTTTCCGGTGTGGCAGCCGCAAAAGCTGAACGAGATGGCGGCGGCCGGCTTTGATGTAGTGACATTTACAAGGCAATACAAGACGCGCCCACCGCAGCTGATGTATTACGTGCGGTCGGTGCAGGAAATCTTAGGAGGAAATTATGGTAATCAGTGAAAAAGCACTCGTTAACAGGATGAAGGAAGCGTATTCCACATACGGCTACACGGTGGCGGTACAGGATGACCGCATGTATCTGACCAACGGCTTCTGGTTGGCGGAGATCGATGTGGACAATGTGCCCGATAAGATCCTGGGCATGTTCGGTGAACACATCCGGGATGTTCCCAAGGCCGGTGATGCCTACAAGGTGACCAAGGGCAAGGATGGCGCGATCGTTCAGAAGCGCATTTTGGATGAGGCCATGGGCGCAGCAAAGCAGATGTACGAGCGGCGGGCCGAGGCATATGAGGGCATCCTGCCGGTAGTGATGCAAAAGACCAACCTGACCTATGAAGGCTGCCATGTGTGGCAGGCGGCGAATGTCCGGGATATCTTTCTGATCGATCCGCGGTACGCAGCGATGCTCAGCACAACCAAGGATGTGCACCGGGTAGGTGAAGGCATCTATGCCGAAGATGAGGAAAGCAAGCTGTGGATCCTGCGGGTTGCCAAGGAATCCGACAAGACCTACTTGGAGCATATGCAGAAGATCTCCTGGGTCAAAGAATAAAAAGTGCGCTGCCCCCAACCGACCAAAGTTAAGGCAACGCACTATCAACAACACAGCCACGGGGACTGCACCACTATTATAGCATGCAGTTCCCTTTGTGGCAAGTAGGAAATTTACGGAGGAAATTTTAATGATCAATTTGAATCCTACTGTATGGCAAGACAAGGCCATCGAAAAGACCACCGCCGAGCGGAAAGAGGTCAAAGGCCAGCGTGAGTCCATCATGGCAGATCATGTTTTGGATATGATCCACGAGTTCTGTATTCAGAGCGAGGATTTTGCTCAGGCTGTGGCGGAAGGCGGTACCTTCGCTGCGTGCATGACAACTGTGGCTAAAGGCGTCGGCAATTCGATTTCAGATATTGACGCCTACAAAAAGGCAGTTCAGTTCTATTTCCCGGGTGCAGAGATCCAGGTGCAAATGCAGATCATCACCGAGAAGAAGCAGGAAAACACCAAGCCCATCATGTTGAGCCTGGAAGATCTGCTGGGGGACTGAACCGATGCTGTACAAGAAAGAATTGCAGGAATATCCCCTTCTTCCATTCCCAAAGGTAAAGCGGGGCAAGGAGTGCTACGGGTCGACTCACATGTACGCAGTTGCGGTGGCGGAGGTTACGCTGCCTCGATGCGGTGTGGTCTTCATTGCGGATGTGTACAAATGGGAAAAGAAAGAACCGGTCCTGCGCTTTGTGTCCGATAAGAAAAACTACCTTGTTGCCAAGCATCCGATCAAGGAATGGCACACGAGAAATGTGCGGGATCTGATTACCTGCTCATCCGTTAGTGAGAACAAAGCGGCAGTAGATCTGGCAAAGAGGTTTCTGGAATATAGCTGGAGCTACCCAACTGTGATGCGGTGCATCGAGGATTACATCGAGAATTATAACCGTCGAAAGAGATGGGCAGCGGCAGATGCCAAAGAGGCTCTGATGAAAAAACACTGGGCAATGTATCCAGATCTGCCAGCAGATCTTGGCCAATACTGCGACAACAATGTGTTCGACACATACTACTTATTTTTTAGCAAGATTCAGCCTCATGGAAAACGGGATGGCCGGTGCAGCTGCTGCGGAAAGAAGTTCCGGGTACCGAAGGAAGCAAAGCATAATACAAAGACGGTTTGCCCAAAGTGCGGCGCTGCGGCAACCTACAAGGCCACATGGATCCGCGCGGAGCTTAAAGAAAAAGCGAAGATATGCATTGCGGCAAATGTGGATCAGCAGCTGCTCCTGCGTTGGGTAGATGTGGAGCGCAGCTATGCATACCCGGCATACGAGAAGAAATACAGTTTCGGCACCTACGCATACAACCTATATCTGAAGGGCGAGAAGATATACCTTTACAAGTTACGATGTGGTTTTTACAGTTATGGCTACTATTGGTGGCGGGGAAAGCTGGGAGATCAATGCACAGACGAGGCGTATATCTATGCTAATAACCTCCGGGAAGTATTCGGTGAGAGCTACTACAACGTGGATCTGCAGAGGGGTCTTTCCGGAAAGCACAAGAGCATCGAGTTCTCTGCTTTACTAAATAACCTTAAGCAAGAGCCTGTGGCAGAGTATCTGTTCAAGATGGGTCTGCCCCGGTTGGCATCGGAACTGCACAAATTCCGTTATGTCCCGGATGATACGAACTTCGTAGATCTGTTTGGTGTTGGTAAGGAATACATACCGATGTTCCGGGAAATGAATGTCGCCCTACGGGAAGTGCAGATCATCAAGGCTGCAAAATGCTGGGTCAGCAAGGAAATGCTAATGCGCTGGCGTGCGCTGAAACTGGAAGGCTGGCTGGACAGTGATGTGAAAGGGATACTGAACAGAGTGTCGTTTGTAAGATTCCTCAATTATGTGGAAAAGCAAAAGAACATTATTGGACAGACGGGGAATAACTGCGTGCAACTGTGGAAGGACTACCTGCATATGTGTCTCGGCTTGCGTGTGGATCTTTCAGATAAATCCGTACAGACCCCAAAGAATATCAAAACCGCCCATGATGAACTTATGGCGGAATATGAAGTGATCCGCGCACAGGAGAGAGCCAAGGAAGACATGGAGCGCGCTCAACGCCTTCAAAAGAATTATGCGGCGGCAATCCATGAAATCTATTCTTACAGAACCATGGAGGGTTATGCAAAGGACGGCTTGCAGATAGTTTTACCCAGTGAGGTGGCGGATCTTGTGCGTGAAGGTGCAAGCCTCGGCCATTGTGTTGGCCGTGCTGGTTATGCGGAAAAGACGATCCGCGGAGAATCTTGTATCGTTTTCATCCGGGAGAGTGCCGATCCGGACAAGCCGTTCTATACCATGGAGTACGATCTGCATGATCGGCGCATCCGGCAGTTGTATGGCAAAGGAAACAAGGCGGCGACGCCTGCTGTCAGACAATTTGCAGAAGCGTATATTAAACAAATCAAAGTGCGAAAGGTACAGGAGGAAAAAACAGCATGAGCAATATTGTTACCGCCCGTGACATTGAGATGGTCACAAGCGACATTCATTATGCCCAGCGGCAAGGCGCGCGCCAGCTGCTGAGCAATCTGATCGAGATCGGCCGGCTCTTGGTGGAGGCCAAGAGCATGGTGCCCCATGGCGAGTGGGGCAAGTACCTGGAGGAACGGGTGAACTATTCCCAGTCCACCGCAAACAACTACATGAAGCTGTACCAGGAGTACGGCGACAACCAGGAGTCCTTTTTCAATTCGTTCTCAAATTCCCAAGCGTTTGGCAATCTTACATATACCCAGGCTATTGCGCTGCTGGCACTGCCGGCAGAGGAACGGCAGGAATTTGCCGAAAATAATGACGTGGCGGAAATGTCCACCCGGCAGCTGGAGCAGGCCATCCGGGAGCGGAACGAAGAACGGGCCGCCCGGGAGCGGGCTGAAGAGTTGGCCGAGAAGGCGCAGCAGGAGCTGCTTGCCCAGGAAAAGGCCACTGCGGCGGAAAAGGATAATGTCGCCCGTCTGCGGGATCTCCAGGTAAAGGCCAAGGGGGAAGCGAATGCCGCCAACGAGAAGGTGGAGAAACTGCAGAAACAGCTGGAGAAGGCAAAGGCTAACGAGAAGGCTGCCAAAGAAGCGCTGGCAAAGGCCCAGGAGAATCCGGAGATCCCGGAGGCCATGATGGAAAGCCTACGCCAGCAGGTGGCGGCAGAAGCCGCCCGTGAAGCCACGGAAAAACTGCAGGCTGAACTGGACGCCGCCAACAAGGCCAAGGAAACCGCAGAGCGTAATGCTGAACAGGCAGAGCAGAAACTGGTGGCGGCACAGAAGGCACTGCAGTTGTCTAGTCCGGATGCGGCTGTGTTCAAAACCTTATTTGAACAAGTGCAGGAGAATTTTAAGTGTATGTTGGAGGCCTTGGAAAATGTGCAGCAGGCTGATTCGGAGACCGGGGAGAAGCTTCACAAGGCGCTAAGGACTCTGCTCAGCAAGCTGATCGATGATCTGGAAGGTGTTTGATATGGGCAATACATATTTGATCACCTACAAGAAACGCGGCGAAAAGGACACCTCTCTTGCAGAGGTGTCCGGCATGTTGAAACTGCTGAACTGGATCGCCGAGAATGCCAACCAGTGCGACACCGTTCTGATCCAAAGGGAGGATGCATGACAATGCCGCTACTTAATTACAGTACCAAGGTAGACATCTACGCTACATTGGGAGCGATTCAGGGTCAACTGGTTAAGCATGGAGCGAAGAAAATTATGCAGGACTATGATGACCAGGGAAGAATTGTATCGATTTCATTCTTGATCGACACGCCAGCTGGTGTGCGAGGTATTCGCCTACCAGCGAATGTTGATGCTGTTCAGAAAGTGTTGGCCCGCCAGAAAGTCAAATGTGACCGTGAACAGGCTGAGCGTGTGGCGTGGCGGATCGTAAAAGATTGGGTTGAGGCCCAAATGGCCATCCTGGAGAGCGAAATGGTGCAGGTTGATGAAATATTTCTGCCGTATATGGTCAATGACAAGGGGCAGACCTTTTTTGCGGCATATCGCGAAAACCAGTTGAGATTGGAGGAATAACGATGGCATATTGCGGAAAGTGTCTGCACCTGGATGTGTGCAAGACGGCGGATTCATGTGACGGCCACGTACCGAGATGCAAGCACTTTATGGATAAGGACGGCATGGCCTTGGCAAGTTGCAAGCTTGGAGCGAAAGGCTGTTTCACAGACGGAAAGTGCCGGTATAAGAAAGCTTGTGAAAACAAGGTCATTACCAGGGTGGATCAGATTCGGGCCATGACCGATGAGGAGCTGGCAAGGTTTTTGTTGGAAGCAGATGAAGGCAATCTTACGGTCGATGTCTGCGATGAGAAGTACTGCACCCCGGAGCGGTGTCCCAATGATTGCACAAATGCGATCATTAAATGGCTGCAAGCACAGGTAGAGGAGGGCGCGACATGATGAGATGTATCGTTGTGATATGCGTGGCGGTGATTTTGATCATTGCCTCATGCATGAAGGTGTCAGGCCGGTGCGCCCGGCAGGAAGAGATCGAGCTGGAAGCACTGACACCCTGCCAGGTATGCGGGCAAACGCCACACCTGGGATATTCCTGCGGTGAGTATTTTGTTTGCGGCAGTCATCCACGGTGCCGCTGCTGCAGTGGCACGGAATTCTGTGAAATGCACTCCGATCCGCGGCTGGAGGTCGAAGCATGGAATCGGTGGGTGCTGTACATTAGATGCGGCGTGGGTGTCTTTCCAGCCGATCAGGCGAATGAAGCCGGGGAGGTGCAGGGGAATGGAAAATAAAGAACTGGATCTCCTGAGAAAGCTTGCTGCCTGCGATGACAAAGAACTGATGCAGCGGCATATTGAGCAATTTCGGAAGGCATATAGCCCAGTGGCTGATCAGCAAGCTGCGGACATCATCTGTGGCGTCGTTATGACACCGCAGGTGTTGGCACTGGTTCTGGATAGGCACGAAGTACGTTCACTGATCAATGACACGATGTTCTATATGGAGCACCTGGCACAGCGAGAAGGGATCATTCCAAGGTATGAATATGAGCCGCGCGTACAGCTGCTGCAGAAATTGCGGGAGTTTGAACGGAAACTGGGGCAACCCTGGGGGAAAGAAGATGGAAAACGATCTCAAAAGTTTTAAAACTGAGAGTGTCGAGAGCAACATTAAAACACCTTGTCTTATATGCGGCGAGGGCGTTCCTGTTTTCGGCTCATGTTATGCGCCTAAAATCTGCGAGAAATGCAAGGCAGCGGTTATGAAAGTGAGGGAGCAAGATGCCAAATGAAAAGCGGCTGGACTTGATTAACCGCAGGAAATTGCTTGCAGAAATGGATAAGTTTGCGAATCCAATGCCGAATCAAAGCGGACACGATTTTTTGTGTGGGATATCTACGGCAATAACGGAAATCGAGAATGCCCTCACCGTGGATGCCGTGGAAGTGGTGCGGTGCAAGGATTGCAAGCATTCAGAACCTTGTGGAGAGAGCCGACAATGCTTGCATCCATTTGGCTTGAATGCCTGTGACGGAAATGATTTCTGTTCCTACGGAGAAAGGAGAAAGATAATGACAACTAAAATCTGCGCAGCATGCGGATGCCCTTATGTGGGGGCATCCTGTCCTAATTGCGGATCGCGGGAGGTGGAAGAGAATGAAGACGATCATTGCGACGATTAAGCCGGTGCATCTGAATGATATCAGATCCGGCGAGAAGAAGTTTGAAATGCGCAAGACCTGCCCGGTAGAGTTGCCGGTTCGTGTACTATGCTGCCAGAGTGGCAGCAGTGGCAAGATCCCGGCGGAGTTTGTGGTATATGGGGCATATCATGAAAAGCCGGAGGATTGCCCGGGTTTAGTGGATAAAGCCTGTGTATCCATGCAGATGGCAGAAGAATATGCCGGCGGAAAAGAAATTTGGTTTTGGCAAATATCTGACATGATCGACTACTGCTCTACCGAGGGCTACCGAGTTCGGCATATCTCCGAGTTCGGACTAAAACGCGCCCCCCAAAGCTGGTGCTATGTGAAGGAGGGTACGACATGAATCAGAAACGAGCGCGGAAAGAACGCCAGTATCGGAAATGGGCGTATGAATATCAGCTGAAGCGGTGGCTGTTAAGAAAGCCGCCCTGGTGGCGGTTCGGCGCCCGGCGAAAGTGGAAGGCTGAAAAACCGAGTTACATCAGAAGAAGCAGGAGAAGTCAAAAATGACGGATCAGGAATTGATTGCGAGGGTTCGGGAGAAAGCGAGAGGCCTTAATCCCAATATGCTAGGGATGATTATGGCACTGACGGACAGGCTTGAAATGACATTGATGGCTTTGGATGAAAAGAAGCCTTGCCAGAAGACTGTTGGAGCGGGGCGAAAAGCTGAGCCGGAGCCGGAAAGGCTTGTACATATTCTCGGATCGGTGTGGACTATTAAGCAGCGGTCGGAGAGCGAGGACGAGAACCTGAAGGATTGCGACGGATACTGCGACTGGACTACCCGGGAAATCGTTGTGGAACGGGAGGAAAGCGGTACTCTGGCCAATATGGAGCGGTACATCCGCAAGGTGATCCGGCACGAGATCGTTCACGCATTCCTCTTCGAAAGCGGGTTGTGTCAGTGCTCTTGCACCGCGCAGAGCTGGGCCATGAACGAGGAAATGGTGGACTGGCTTGCCCATCAGGGGCAGCAGATCTACGCGGCATGGAAGGAAGCAGGTGCGCTGGATGTTTAGAGTGAGACACAAGACCACTGGTCTCAAATACACTGTATATGCTGTGGCAGGGCTGAAGTTTTTAATTTGGGACGATAGCACATATGGGGAGGAACACTGGGAATGGGAGTACATGACCGAGTTTGAACCGTATGAGGAGGAGCTGATATGAGTACCAAGAGGGCAATGAAGATGCTTATGGCGGAGGGGTTGCAGCGTAACGATGCGGCGGCCTTCGTCAGAGCCTATCACAAGTTAAAGGATAAGCCAGCGATTAAGCTCTTTCCAGAACTGATTGTTCCGTCCGCGCCGCTGGTGAGAACGCAAACACTTTATCCGAGGCAATATGCTGTACAGCATGTATTGCCTAAAACGTTTATGGGCGAGGGAACAATTGACATCCAGCGCTATATGAAGAGAAAACTAACGGAAAAACTGGTAGAAGGGCTGGTAAATAGTGGGTTCATTCTATTTGAGCATAAAGAATACGCCAACGAGGTGATTTTCACCGCAAAAATACGAGTGTTGCCACTGGAAGCAACAGAAGCTCATACATTAGGGGAATGGGGGTGACCCATGAAAGACGATGAAAAACTGTTTTTCCGGCTCTGTGTGACGTATCGCGGCAGAGCAATCAGAGTAGTGGAAATCCGGGATATTATCCACATTCTATATGATGCAGGTGTTATGCACTATAAGCGGTGCTGGTATCTGCTGAGGAAGTGGGGAAAGCTGGGATTCTATGACTATGGTGTGGCAGAAGATCTCGGTTGGATCGATATCAACCAGCTTCCGGAGAGATATGCTGACCTGCTAAAGGATAATACATAAGCGTGTTCCCAATGGGAACTGCACATAAAAAACAATCAGGAGGAAAACAAAATGAATTACGCACACGGAACTGCTTACAGCTTTCCAGGCACGAACACGCTCGACGAGGCCCAGAACACGAGCTATACGCCTCTGATCATGACCGGTGAGACGCGGGACGTGATGCCGGTGGAGGATCTGAGCAATATGCTCCATGAGACCCGGGCAATGGCGCAGGAGGCAGGAAAACTGGCCGACAGAATTGGCAATCACCTCTTTGGTCGCAAAGATGAGGCAGTTCGCTGCGGGGAAGAGAAGCGCAGTGAGCCTATCAATTTCCAGGAGGAACTGGCCGATACCAGGCGCACGCTGAAGGAAACGATCGATGCTCTGGCGAAGCTTTGCGCCATGGTCGGCGTGTGAGTTTAGGAGCAGATTGCCACGCCATGTAAGCGGGATGGTGTGTCAATGACATGAGGAAATGATTGACGAAGGGAGGCGGAGTATGTTTCGCGTGAAAAAGTCCATACCGGTAGAGGCAGATCTGCAGGGGTACATACACTTCGCCTCCCGGATGTATCAGAAACTGGATAGCAAGGGGCAAAAACGAGTCAGAGAGCTTTGTGCGGAGGCCGGTGGGGAGTATCACCAGGCCCTTTTCGAATTCGTGACCACGGATGCCGGAGCTGTGGCGGTGTGCTGCAGGTATTATATTTCCCAATCAACCCTGGAGCGGATCGTCAGAAAGTATTATATCGCATTTGCAAAATCACTTCACAAAGGAAGGGGAAAAAATGGGTAGATATTTGTATACGATCAAGGACAGAGCGTCCGGAGAGGTTCTGTTTGTCGGCGGGGAAGGGGCGAGCGCACAGTTTTTGGGCTGCGATCCCGCTTACATGAGCAGTTTGGCACGCAGGGAGACAGCCAGCGGCAAGCGGACAATCTACGGCGACAAGGAGGTTACACGGGTGTGGGCGGAGTCCAGTGTGCAATGTCAGATGTGCGGCATTGTGCTCAGAAACGCCCACCCAAATCGGAAGCTCTGCTCGAACTGTGCAAAGAAAGTAAAAAGAAAGCAAAGCCATGAGGGGATCACAATGCAATCCCTGCAGGAGGACGGCACCTATATTCACATTCAGGAAAAACAACGGCAGATGCAGGAGGAATGCCGAGGGTGCGTCTATTTTGGCGGAGAGAATTATGCAAATGCCACCTGCAATTATATCTTTGTTGAAGGGCACAGCAGAGGCGATCGACCGGGGGAAAAGTGCTCCCGGAGAAAAGAAAGGCAAAAGAAATAGCGGGAACGTTGGTTTTGCATGGTCGCGTTGCTCCACGCTGCCGGTGGCAGATAAAGTGGAGCAAAAGCGAGTGCCGCGGTCGGCAGATGGCAAGGTGCTTGCCACCGAAGGCAGCTGCCGGTCCCCGCAAACGGGCTGAAATTTGATTTTGCATGGGTCACATCTGAAATAAGGTGTGCCCCATAGAGAATCAAATATCCTCATTTTCATTCGCGCGCGCACGCGCGAATGCGGGCTCGGTAAGGGCCTAAGTTTTCAACCATTCTATATAAAAACAGGAGATTGCCCCACCAGTCTGCGGACTGGTTCGCAATGACGTGAGAGGAGAAGAGACGATGCAGGAAGGTTACTGGGTCATTCGGACCTATGAGGCAGGGGACATAGGAGAAAAGACAAAGTTCTTTGTTCCGGGCACCCGGCCGACAGGCAAGATCAGAAGAAGGGATCGGGATGCTGTCCGCAAGCAGGAGCAGAACGAATACTCTGCACAGAAGAGACTCGCCAGAGAGATCCATGCCAACTTCACCGCAGGAGATCTTCTTCTTGGTCTCGATTACTCGGATGAAGGACTGCAGAAAATCAAAGACTGGGCACGTGAAAATGGATTGTCTATCGACTCTGAAGATGAAACGGAAAGAATGAACGCACTGTGGGAAGCAGCTTCCCATGCACAAGACCTTGCTTTGCGCAGAGTCAAGCGGTGGCTTCAAAAGCAGGGGATAGAGCTGAAGGCCATCTACTGCACCTCAGACATGGATGGAGAAACAGGGGAGTATGTTCGTGTACACCATCATTTGATCGTCAATGCAGGCGTACAGGAGGCTTTTCTCAAGGCGTGGGAGAAGTACGGCATGGGTGGTGTTTCATGGACTCCGCTCCGCCAGGACCAGGAGGACCGGACGCCGATCGCGGAGTACATCATCCGCCAGGTGCGCAGAATCCCCGACGCAAAGAAGTACCGCAGCACCCGCAATCTGGTGCGGCCGCAGCCCAAAGACCGGATCGCGATCACAGATGCAGAAATGCGTGTTCCTGCCGGGGCAAAACTGCTGTTCCGGCAGGAGTATGTGCCTAACCGCCCACAGTACATACGCTACACACTGCCCGCCAAGCGCCGAAAGGAGCCGCCGTTGATTGCATAATTCCATAGCCACACCCTTGTGATCAGGCAAGGGTGCTATTGGCTTGGAGTTTTCCGACACGACAACGCGTGCGCAGGGGGGCGCGAGCGCGAACGCCGCCAGTGGCGGAAGAAGAGAGCGCGGAGCGGGTGCCGCGGTCGGCAGATGGCAAGGTGTTTCTACACCAAAGGCAGATGCCGGGCACCGCAAACGGACGCGAGCGCGAACACCGCCTGTGGCGGATAAAGAGAGTGCGCAGCGGGTGCCGCGGTCGGCAGATGCCAAGGTTCTTCGACACCGAAGGCAGATGCCGGGCACCGCAAACAGGCAGTGCGCACGTGCATTCCTGCCGGTTTGTCAACCCCTCTTTCGAAAAAATAGCATTATTTCCATCTCGAAACGCTGTTTCGGGGTGTTTTTTTATGTTCGTTTCAAAAATCAAAGTCCTTTATTTGCAACGGGTTTCCGAATTTTATGTGCGCTGAACCGTCAACTTTTCAAAGTCGCAAAAGTTGACGGTTCAAGAGGGGGTGCGTGTGTCATAAATAGATGCACAAGGAAGAAAAGGGGGCGAAAGCAGTGGGAAGACCGAAAAAATACACCAAGAAGACGCTGGGCGAGGCGGTAGACCGCTATTTCGCTTCCATTACCCGTGTAGTGCCCTTGACAGAAAAGGTGGATACGGGGCGCAGAGACGGCGACGGACACAAGGTCTATGAGAACAGGCCGGTGTTGAACAGCCTGGATGAGCAGGCCACGGTAGAGGAGTTTATCGTGCCGCCCACAGTTGGCAGCCTTTGCATGTCCTTGGGTATCCACCGGAGTACCTGGGCTGAATATTGCGACCATGACGAGCATCCGGAATTTACAGACATCACCACAAAAGCGAGAGAGCGCATGCGCACCTATTTGGAGCAGCAGTTGCTGACCCGCAAGGATGTGAAGGGCGTGATCTTCGACCTGCAGAACAATCATGGATACACAGAGAAACGCCAGGTAGATCTGAGCGAGCGGGCCAGCAAGGCGGTTTCTTCCAGAAACGTACCGCTCAGTGAGCGGGTGGCGCTGATCAGGGAGATGGTAAGAGACTTCCCGGAGGAGGCGGGCACGGATGTGCAAGCCGATCAGTGACAAGCATTTAAGCACGGCCCTGTGGTGGCGGAATCTGAAAGAGACAAACAACGAAACATTCCTGCCGCTTTTCTTTGATGAAAACCGCTACCTGGTATTGAAGGGCGGCGGCGGTTCCGGCAAGTCCATCGTTGCAGGTCGGAAGATACTAGAACGCGCAACGACAGAGCCGGGACACCGGGCCTTGGTAACGCGAAAAGTCGGAAAGACCATCCGGGAAAGTTGCTTTGAGCAGCTGAAAAGCCAGGCTTATGAGTTCTACTCTGACTGTGTTGACTTTATCCCCAGGGGCAAGGGTTCGGATATGTACATCCGATTCAAGAACGGCAGCGAGATATTGTTTGCCGGTTTGGACGATGTGGAGAAGTTGAAGTCCATCTACAACGTGACGATGATCTGGATCGAGGAAGCATCGGAGCTGGAGGAGGGCGACTTCAACCAGCTGGACATCCGTTTGCGTACGGATTTCCCGTACTACCTGCAGATGATCCTCACATTCAACCCCATCTCCATCACCCACTGGCTGAAAAAGCGATTCTTCGACAGGAAGGACAAGCGCGCCACTGTACATGAGAGCACCTACAAGGACAACCGATTCCTGACCAAGGAAGCCATCGAGACCCTGGAAGCCTTCAAAGAGACAGACGAGTACTACTACATGGTCTACTGCCTGGGTCAGTGGGGTGTCACCGGCAAGACGGTGTTCAACGCAAAAGCAGTGGCACTGCGGCTTGCCGTCGTACAGGAGCAGAGGTGGCTGCGCCGGGGCTTTTTCGAGTATACGGAGGATTATGACGGAATCCACATCAGCAATATTCGCTGGATGGATGATCCGGACGGACCGGTAAAGATCTTCGAAGAGCCGGGCGAGGGCAGGCCCTATGTGATCGGTGGCGATACAGCTGACGAGGGTAGTGACCGATTTGTCGGTCAGGTACTGGACAACATCACAGGAAAACAGGTGGCGGTGCTTCGCCACCAGTATGACGAGGACACCTATGCCAAGCAGATGTACTGCCTGGGTAAGTTCTACAACGATGCTCTGGAAGGCCCGGAGGTTAACTACTCCACGTATCCGGTGAAGCTGCTGGGCAAGATGGGCTATCCCAAGCTGTATGTGCGGGAAGTGGAAGACGATTTTGACGGAAAGATCAAGCACGCATTCGGCTTCCGCACTGACCGGCTCACTCGACCAGTGATCCTTTCGGAGCTGATCCGGCTGATGCGGGATAACCTGCATCTGATCAACGACGAGGACACACTGATGGAAATGCTGACCTTTGTCCGGGGCAAGGACCTGCGGCCGGAGGCTGAGGCTGGCGCCCATGATGACTGCATCATGGCATTGGCCATTGCCTACTATATCCGCCCGCAGCAGAGCATGCAGATCAAGACGCAGGATGGATCGGGCCGGAAATGGAGCAAGGATCAGATAGAGGACTGGCTGAAGGCATCGGAAAAGGATCGCAGGATCATGGAGCAGATGTGGGGCAGACCGGTTTGGTAAGGCGAACTACAGGAGGATAGGAAATGAAGACCAAAAAAGAAAACAGCGCCAGGCGGGAGCAGTGGCAGAAGCGCCTGGCTGACAGTGATGAATACTGGAAACCGCAGCTGACAAAGATGGACGAGCGGGAGGCGCTGTTCAATGGCACGGATGTGCTCAAGCCGATGGTAAAAGAGGATGCAAAAGCCGGCAAGAAGACTTCTCATGTGCGTAACATCGTGTTCGAGAACATTGAAAGTCAGATCAGCGCATCGATCCCACAGCCGAAGGTGACGCCACGGCGGGAGAAGGACGAGCACCTTGCCAGTCTGATCGAGCATTTTATTCGCAATGAGCTGGACAGGCTGCCCTTTGAGACCATGAACGATATGGCGGAACGCACAGTACCGCTCCAGGGTGGCGTTGGCTTTCTGGTGGACTGGGACAACACAAAGCGCACCCACAATACCGTGGGCGAAACGGATGTGAATGTGATCCATCCCAAGCAGTTCGCACCTCAGCCGGGAGTGTACACCGGGATCCAGGACATGGATTGGTTCATTGTTAAGGTGCCTACCACCAAGGAGGCAGTGCGCCGGCAGTATGGAGTGCCTGTATATAACGAATCGGAAAGTGAGCCGGACATTCGCTCTACCGGTGCAGAACACACCGCTGAAGATGCGGTGACCATGTATGTGGGCTTTGAGCGCAACGAAAACGGCGGGATCAACAAGTACATATGGGTAAACGATGTGGAGCTGGAAGACCTGGAAAACTATCAGGCGAGACGTGTTCCTACCTGCAACTCCTGTGGCAGAGTCCGCCCCTTGCCCGGGCAGGTGATCAACAACGATGTGCAGGCTGATATACCCGATCAGGCGCAGGGGATGATCTCTGCAGAGCAGGTGGAGACGGATATGGCAGGGCACGCCCTGGCAGCTGTGCTTGCTCAGCAGAGTCTGGCTGGGGAGAGCGCACTGGCGGCAATGCCGGTGGCGGACAAGCCCACAGAGCCCCGCAAGTATGACGGCGGCTGCTGCCCATGGTGCGGCTGCAGCGAATTTACAGACACGGAGCAGGAATTTGAAGCGGTGTTTCTGCCCATGAGAACCAAAAGCGGCGTTCAGCTCCCTGGTGCGGAGGCGGCATTCGATGATGAAGGAAAACCGGTGGTTAGCCCCACCTTGATACCGTTTTACAAACCGGACGTGTATCCCATCGTTCTGCAGAGGAGCGTGTCTGTGTACGGTCAGCTGCTGGGATCTTCTGATGCGGATATGATCGCGGATCAGCAGAACACCATCAACCGGATGCACCAAAAGATCATTGATCGGCTTTTGAAGGCAGGTACCCGGATCACGCTGCCCAACAAGGCAGATATCAACATCGACACGGAGGACGGGGAGAGGATCTATTTGAATGACCCGGCACAGAAGAACCTGATCGATGTCTATGAGTTCAGCGGCAACCTGCAATATGAGATGGCGTATTTGGCCCAGGCGTATGAGGAAGCCCGTCAGATCCTGGGTATCACAGATTCCTTCCAGGGCAGAAGAGATCCTACGGCAACATCAGGAGTTGCAAAGGAATATGCAGCTGCACAGGCGGCGGGCCGGTTGGAAAGCAAGCGGGTCATGAAGAATGCGGCCTATGCACAGCTGTTTGAGCTGATGTTTAAGTTCTGGCTTGCCTACTCGGACGAGCCCCGGCCGGTTACGTACAAGGACAGCACCGGCACTATGCGCTACGAAGAATTCAACCGATACGACTTTCTGGAACAGGATGCAGACGGGCAGTGGTACTGGAACGATCAGTTCCTTTTCTCCTGCGATACCTCCGCACCTTTGGCGAGCAACCGGGCGGCTATGTGGCAGGAGACCCGACTGAATCTGCAGACAGGTGCATTCGGTGATCCGACCAGCACAGAAACGCTGATTTTGTTCTGGAGCAAAATGGAGGCGCTGCATTATCCCGGCGCCGGTGAAACCAAGAAGTTCTTGGAGGAACGGCGGGAGCGGGAGAGAGCGGCTGCGACGGCACAGCTGACACCGGGGAATACCCCCACAGGCATACCGGGGCAAGGAGTGCAAAGCATGACCGACAGCGGAATCGCTGCGGGAATACCGGAGATTGCCACACCAGTGTGATCACTGGTTCGCAATGACATAAGTGATATCCCCCGCTATACGCGCTATGTGTGGCGGCAGATATAAATGCGCAGTGAAAGGAGGAAGTGCTATGAGCGAAAGAAGCGGCTATGCCGGCAAGATCAAGAACGGCGGCACTCAGACCGTCAAAGCCCCTCAGCAGATCACCGATCCCAAGAAGGGCACTGTCAAGACCGGTAACGATCTGCGCACCGGCAAGAAGTAAGGTTGCCGGAAAAACCAATGTGCCCACAGAATCGATGGGATTGCCACACCAGTGTGATCACTGACTCGCAATGACATTGCGGTGTGGGCACCCTTGCCGCGATCTTAGCGGCACACATTACCCAGGAATAGGGAGAAAATCCAAAGCGGCCATATTGGCCACGGAAAGGAGCCATTATGGCTGGAATCACAGAAGCGGAAGTCTACGAGGCTTTCGGTTTAGGCGCACAAGCGCAGGAGCTCGCCGACCCTGCAAATGAGGGGGCACAGCCCACAGGCGCACAAGTGCAGGAGCTCGCCGACCCTGCGGGCGCAGACGATCCGTCAGAGGACAATCCTCAGTCTGCCGATAACAATCAGCCGGAAGAGAATCCGGCCCAAAGCGAGGCACAGGAGCCCGGGACGGACGGGCAGGAACTGACCCCGGAACAGCGCCGGCAAAATGCTGAACAGCGCCGTCGGCGGGAGAGACAGGCTCAGCAGGCGGCGACAGATCAGGCGGTACAGGAGGCTCTTCGGCAGGAACGCAGTAAGCACGAAGCCGATATGCAGGATTTTTTTGCAAGGGCAGGCCTGGTCAATACCGTCACAAATGAACCTATCACGAACATGGAGCAATTCAATGCGTGGCAGAAGCAGAGCCGGGATGCCCAGCTGCAGAAGGAGCTGCAGGCAGGCAAGCTGACCCCGGAGGGCCTTCAGCATGCCATTGGCGATCACCCTGTGGTGCAGCAGGTGCAGCAGAGGCTTCAGGCTGATGCCGCACAGGCAGAGGCACAGGCCAGGGCGCAGGCCAGAGCGCAGATCGAAGCAGAGATCGCAGAGATCGGCAAACTGGATGCATCGGTAAAGTCTATCGACGATCTGGTGAAGGCACCGTATTGGAATGAAATGCGCGATATGGTCGATCGGGGCTATTCCCTCAAGGATGCCCATTTCCTGTTAAATCACAAACGCTTGGAAGATGCTAAGGTGGCGGCTGCACAGGCGGCCGGCGCAAATAACGCCAGGGGTAAGGATCACATGACAGGTCTGGCACCCGTCCGAGGCGGCGGAAACATTACCGTGCCCGCGGATCAGCTGGCCTTGTACAGGCAATTCATGCCGAATGCCACGGATGCAGAAATCCAGGCGCACTACAACCAATACAAGAAAACTTAAGGAGGAAACCACATGTATTTTGTACACACAACCGATACCGGCACCGTGCTCCCCTGGGAGTACATGAAGGCGAAGGCCGGTACTTATCAGGCGGGCCAGCTCCTGAATGCAGAAGGTGGCGCACTGACACCCATCGCAGCGGCAAGCAAGACGACCCCCGGTTATCTTTGCATGGCCAACATCACGGTGGCGGAGGGTCAGCCGATTCCTGTTACCCGCATCCAGCGCACTGCGGTATACGAGACCCAGCTTTCCGCAGCAGCTGAAGGCGCTGCTGAGGGCAGCAAGCTGGAGGTCAGCGCAGGCGGTCTGCAGGTGGATGCAGCTGCAGCCGGTACATTTGAGGTCACTTACATCGAGGCAACCACTGCCGGTGCCTTGGTAAGAGGCCGCTTTATCTAATCCCAAGAAAGGAGAACCAAGACAATGAAAATTACCTTTTCTGAAAATTCCGAGCTGAACAACTCTATTTTCGGCAAGTGCCAGGCTCCTGTGCGGATGTTCCTGGAAAAGAGGGGCGAACAGTTTGAGCAGCAGAGTGTCATCAAGGAGCTGTTCGTCATGGGCACTTCTCAGAACTTTGGCGATCTGATGACCTCCATGACCGCTATGGACGGCTTCCAGCCTGTTGGCGAAAACGGTGCATATCCCACGGACGGCATGCAGGAGGGCTACTCCAAGATGCTGGTGTATGAGACCTGGAAGAATTCTTTCTCCATTTCTCAGGAGATGGTGGAGGACGGCAAGCTGATGGATATGAAGAAGCAGCCCGAGGCCTTCCTCACCTCCTATCACCGCACCCGCGAGCTGTTCGGTGCAGCTCTGTTCGGCGGCGCAATCAAGGGTCAGACATCTGTCAAGTTCCGGGGCAGAGCCTTTGATATCACCGGCGCAGACGGTGCTGCACTGTTCCATACTGCTCATGCACCCAAGGTCAAGGGCGCAAAGCAGTCCAACAAGTTCAGCGACGCATTCAGCGTGGAAGCCCTGGGCCGTGCGGAAAGTGCAATGCACCTGTTCAAGGGCGATGATGACAACATCCTGGATGTGGCGCCCAACACTATCCTGATCCCTGAGGATCCTGATCTGAAGAAGGATGTGTTTGCTGCCATTGGTGCGGACAAGGATCCGGTCACCGCCAACAATGCTTTCAACTATCAGTATGGCCGGTGGAACGTGATCGTTTGGTCCTACCTCAACCAGTTTGTGACCGCAGGCACCAAGCCCTGGATCCTGCTGGACACCGCCTACAACGAGACATACGGCGGCGCGGTTTGGAACGATCGCATCAAGCTCAATGTTCATTCTGACATTGACAAGGGCACCGATGCCAATGTATGGCGTGGCCGCAGCCGTTTCAACGCCACCTTCAATGACTGGCGGTTTGCCTGCATCGGCGGCATCGCCGGCGGCACCGAGCTGGCCAAGCTGAATGTGTAATACAGGTACTACATAACGCAAAGGGCGTGGGCAATGCGCCCATGCCCTTTTTGCAAGAAGGAGGATTTATGGCGAACATTCGTGAGATCATTGAGCGAGTCGATGACATAAAGCCCAATGCATTTAGGGAAAAAACAAAACTGGCGTGGATCGGTGAACTGGAGGGACTAATTACTGCGGATGTGATGCTGATGGCCAGTCCCGATATCTGTCAAATGGAATGTAAATATCCGGATGCATTGGATAGGGAGCTGTTGGTAGGCTTTCCTCATGATGGCATTTATGAGCAGTACCTGTGCGCGAAGATCGATTTTGCCAATGGTGAATACAGCAAGTATCAAAACAGCATGGAGATGTTCAATGCCCATTATGAAAATTTCGTAAACTGGTTTATCCGCACCTACTCACCAGGACAGGGTTACAGGGAGGAGGATTACTATGGGAATGCATGATAAACCGCCTTATTACATTACGGCATACGGCATTGCAGTAAAACATGGCTTCAAGGGTACGATCGAACAGTGGCTTGCCTCTCTGCATGGCGATAATGTAGAGCTGCGATATGTGGGAGATAAGCTGCAGTGGCGAAGAGTAAAAAACACCGAAGAACCGGAGCCGGAAGACGGTTGGCAAGATCTTTTGGATATGACTGGTACTCGGGAAGAGATATTTAGTAAAGCACAGCAGGAGGTTCTTCGTGCTGAGGCGGCTGCTGGCGAATCTAAAGATGCTGCTGATCGAGCTGAAGGAGCGGCGGGTCGCGCGGAAGATGCCGCGGGGAGTGCGGAAGCATCGGCTACTTCCGCCCTGCAGGCACAGGTGGCAGCTGAAGAAGCGGTCGGTCGGTCGGAAGCGGCGGCGGCGCGTTCTGAGGGAGCTGCCGCAGAAGCCGCAAATAAAAAGCCGAAAGATGTCATCGTAACAGCAACATTTGAAGACGCACAACTTGATGGTGCAACTGGATTGTTGGTATCAAACGGAACTTCGGGTTTGACTGCTATTGAAATTGCAACAGCCATCGGGAAAGGTGCTACCGTTAAGCTCATCGATAACAAATATATCGTTTATGAATACAGCGGATACTTGCCAAATCCTAGCTCCAATATGGCATCTTTCAGGGCGGAGATTGCGACAGCGGAAGGCATCAAAGTATATAGTATCGATATTGACAATCAACTATATGCACGCAGAGTGGAAACCCTCATTGCATATAGTGCTGAAGATGCCGTTACCTACACCCCCCAAGAGCTGAATCCGGAACAGCAAGCGCAGGCACAGATGAATATCGGCGTGGACAAGTTATGCCCCCCGTTTACGGAAAGCGGTTCTGCGGTTACCTGTGAACCCGTGGAGGGCTATCCGCTGCAAGTGGTGAGCAAAATCGAGCCTGTCCAAAGCGGAACTGGCGACCCCAGCCCCGACAATATCCGCCCGATTAGCGGACATAGTGCCGTTAAGCTGACCCGAAGCGGGAAGAATTTGATTGATACAAAGAATCCGAAAATTTGCCACACTAATCCGATTGATAAAGCAATGGATATAACACTAAGCGACACCGGATTTACGATGGTAAGTGTTCGTGATGGCGTATCTCCTTGGTTCTATCTGTCATACATCATAGGAACAGTAAAGGAACTGACAGGTAAAACGATTACCGCGTCTGCCGATTATACATCTTCGAAAAGTAGCGATTATAATGTTCCATTCTTAGGGATTAGACAAACAAACGTCGAACCTTGTGGGAATAACAATGATATAACCTACCAGAACGGTGGCTATGCTACCGACAAATCTATGCCTGTATTGGAAGGTGGCGTTAAAAGCGGAACTTCTGTTTCTTATACTGTTACGGGCGAGGAAACTTGTAAATACGTCATGTTTACTATGTGTTTTCAATACGGAGGTTCGCTAGAAGTAGGCGATTGGGTAAAGTATAGCAATGTCCAAGTCGAAATCGGCTCCACCGCAACCGCCTACGAACCCTATCGGGGCGAAACCTTTGAACTCGACCTGGGACAGACTGTCTATGGCGGTACACTTGATTGGAATACTGGCGTGCTGACGGTGGATAGGAAAGTTCTTGTTGTAGATGGTACGGAACTGTCGTTTACGGATATCGGCGGTGATTATTGGAATTTGCCATATTATGTTGTTCCTGGAATAAAAAGCAACATGAACCTTACAAACAGCCACCTCCCCCTATATTGCTTCGCACCCCATCCGGGTTCTGATTTCATTTATGGCAGAGGCCAATATATCAAGAACTATGGTTTTGAAAGCGCAGATGCGCTTAATGCCTATCTGGTCGAGCAAAATGCGGCAGGAACACCGCTTCAGATTCAGTACGATTTAGAAGAACCTATCACCATCCAATTGACACCGCAGGAAATCCTTGCCCTGTCGGGTATCAACACCCTGTACAGTGACACAGGAGATACCGAGGTCACCGGCAGAGCAAACCCTGTCGCCATTATCAGCAATTTACAGAGCCGACTTGCCGCCCTTGAAGCGGCTGTCGTAAACAACGCATAAGGGGGAACTGATTATGTATGAAATTTTGAAATCCGTCATTTCTGCCGGCGGCTACAAGCTGGCGGACATTCAGCACAAGGTGAAAAAGCTGTACATCCTGGGCGACTTGACCGAAGAGCAGATGGACGAGCTGCTTGCAATGGCATCGGATGGCATCTCTGCTGATGCAGAGCGACCGGAAACCCTGGCACTCATCCACACCCTTGCCGAGAAGGTCGAGGCCCTGGAGGTGCGCATGGCTGCCTACGACGGCGGCAACGGCGAGGAGCAGGGCGGCTATCCTGCGTGGAAGCCATGGGACGGCATCAGCAAGGACTATCAAAAGGGCGCGATCGTTTCCCACAATGGCGAACTGTGGCGGTCTGACTATGCCGGTCAGAATGTCTGGGAGCCTGGCACGCCCGGCACAGAAGCCCTGTGGGTGAAATACATTGAGGAGGAATAACCAATGAAAAAGACAGCAAAAGGCCTTGTGGAGTATGTCCTGGCGCAGTTGGGCCGGCCTTACTGGTACGGTACATTCGGCCAGGCGGCAAACAAGGAACTGTACGAGCAGAAGAAACGGCAGTATCCCAAGCAGTATACCTGGGATTATGACGGCATCACCGCCAAGGTGCACGACTGTGTGGGCCTGATCAAGGCTTATCTTTGGGGCAACGGCCCGGAGGATGCGAACCCTGTCTACGACTCTGCGCAGGATCTGTCGGCCAATATGATGCGCGACGCCTGCAAGACCAAAGGGAAGATGGCGACCATGCCGGAGATCCCCGGTGTGCTGGTGTTCTTTAGTGGCCATGTGGGCGTGTACATCGGTGGCGGTGAGGTCGTCGAGTGCCGGAGCCGTAAGTATGGCGTCTACAAGTCCAAGCTGAAAGACAGACCTTGGACAAGCTGGGGTTATCACCCGGATATCGTCTATGAAGAGCCGGAGCAGGAAGATCTTGCAGAGGTCGTTGCCATCGATCTGCCGGTTCTGAAGAAGGGCGACAAGAGCGAGACCGTCAAGGCGATGCAGAACCTTCTGCTCGGCCGCGGCTACGAAATGAAGACCGGCGATACGGTCTACGGCGCGGATGCATCCTTTGGTGGCGCGACTCGCAGAGCGGTGGAGAGATTCCAGGCTGAGAACGGCCTTGCCGTGACCAGCCAGTGCGACGCCGCAACCTGGCGCAAGCTGCTGGGCCTGTGAGGGAGGATGCTCTATGGATTTGGAACATGAGCGCCGATTGACCGCAGTGGAGCAGAGATCAAAGTCCAACACCCACCGTCTGGAGAAGCTGGAGGAATCCACCGAGGCCATCAACCGCCTGGCCACATCCATGGAGGTCATGGTGAGCAAACAGGAGCAGGTGGCCGAGACCGTGGACAAGCTGGACGGCAAGGTCACTGCCCTGGAAGCAAAGCCCGGCAAGCGTGTGGACAGCCTGGTGGATAAGATCATCTGGGCGTTATGCGCCGCTGTACTTACATTCATTCTGGCCCGTCTCGGGCTGTAAAAAAACAAGGAGGACAATATGAACGAAAAGGATTTCGTGGCCCTGTGCAAGAAAACCGTGGCGGAATACGTCAACCACCATCTCGACAAGAGTGATAACGTGCAGATCACCGAGGACAATGTATTCATCGTCTGGATGTGCAAGACCCTTCAAAACAGCAAGGCCCTTGTGAGCACTACGCTCTTTGACGGTATGTACTACGAATTGACATACAACGGCGATAAGCAGGAACTGTATGTCGATGCGTACAAGAAGTGGGAAAACTTTGCTGTCCCTGTGGGCGGCGCAAACTGAGGAGGAAAAATCATGGATTACACAACTATCGTAAATGCAGTTTTTCACTACGGCAGCATCCTGATGGCCGTCATGGCCGTGCTGGTGTTCGCCACCAACATCATCGTGAAAATGGTAAAGAAGCTGTTTCCCAAGGTGCCCACCAACTTCGTGGCGGTTATCGTGGCGCAGATCATCACGGATCTGTCGGCGGTGATCCTGTGCACAATCATGGAAATTACTGTGATGTGGTACTACGCCGTCGGCGCGGTGGTTCTGGGCCTGTTCGTTGGCTACGCGGCTATGTTTGGTTTTGATAAGTTTAAGGCTGCGTGGGAGAAACTGAAAGCGCTGAAGAAATGATATGAGATTGCCACACCAGTGTGTTCACTGGTTCGCAATGACAAACAATGTGGGCGGGGTCGGCCGTGCGGCCGATCCCGCCGTTCTTTAAGGAGGAAGAAAAATGCCTTCCAACTGGCAATCAATAGACATGAACTTCCCCTCGTTCACAGGGGAGGAATCACCGAAGGAGCAGATCCGTCAGCTGCATAATTACCTTTTCCAGCTGCGTCAGGGACTGCAATATTCTCTTCAGAATCTGGGCCTCAAAAACTTTAATGCGGCAGGACTGAAGGAATTGACGGAAGCGCAGAAGCAGGATGTTACGGTGTTGCTGCAGGGAATTACCCAGGCAGTGAACAATCTTTCGGGGGAACTGAACAGTCTGTCCGGACGGGTGCGGGATGTGGAAAAGCTGAGCGGACAGATCGCAGACATTGAGGAGTGGACCGCCGCAGCAGAGACTCAGCTGAAGGAGCTGGATGACCGAATCACGGCACTGGAGCAGATCCTGCGTGTCGGGGAGGATGGCAGCATCAGCATCGGCGTGGCGGGACGAACGATCAATATTGTGGGCAGTATCCTCATAAACGGAAAAGAGTGGCAGGTTGAGCCGGAGGAGGAAGATCCGCCCATTGAAGAGGAAGTGTCCGAGGAGGAAATGCAATGAAACTACCCAACATGAAATATTTAGATGGCATATCCAAAAGCACGCAGGTGAAATTTGGAGGGCTGAACCATACAAAGGGTGCCGGTGACGGAGAGCTTTGGGATATGAAAAACCTGACAGGTGACCATTATCCGCTTTTGGCCACCAGGGCAAAGCGGCAGATATACCGGAGGTTGGAGAAGCCCTCAGGGCTTTATTCCTGGGAGGGGCTGTGCTGGGTGGACGGCACTGGCTTTTATTACCGGGGAAAATACAAGATGGCAGTGAGTGAAGGGGAAAAAATCTTCGCGTCCATCGGTGCGTACATTGTGATCTTCCCGGATAAGTGCTACTACAATGTGGATACTGACGAATCCGGATCGCTGGAGGCTGTGTGGGAAGAACAGTATTTCTTTATAGGAGATGGTACGCGCAACGGAATGAACTATAAAGCAAGTTGCATTTTCGGTCGAGAAACAGATAGTTTCGAAGGCATATTTTCCCCGGGAGATGCAGTGACAATTGAGAACTGCAACGCAATTCCCAGTAATAATAAGACGGCAGTTGTCCGAGCAGTTATAAAAAATGAACTGCACTTTGATGAAAATACCTTTACCCTCCCTGACGGGGAATCAAGATACATGGAGCAAGAGATTGGGGAAGGGAATTTGACGATCAAGAGGACTGTGCCAGATCTGAAATATATCTGTGAGAATGAAAACCGGTTATGGGGTTGTTCAGACAACCGCATATTTTCCTGCAAACAGGGTGATCCGTTTAACTGGAACAACCGGGATGGGGTTGAGAGCGACGGCTATGAGGTGGATACCGGATCAGCAGGTATTTTCACAGGATGCGTTTCCTTTCAGGGGTATCCTACATTCTTTAAGGAAGATCATATTTACAAGGTCTATGGTGCGCTTCCTTCGGAGTTTCAGCTGATGGAAAGCACAGTGCCCGGGGTAGCCAATGGCAGTCATTTAAGTCTTGCTGTGGCCAACAGTATCCTCTTTTATCTAAGCCGGAACGGGGTAATGGCCTACACCGGAGGTATCCCACAATCTGTGGGAAGCGCTTTCGGTCTTCAGCGATTCCAAAACGCCGTGGCGGGCTCGGATGGCATGAAATACTACATAAGCATGCAGGACGGGACGGAGACGTGGGGACTGTATGTGTATGATACGCAGACCGGGCTCTGGTTCAAAGAGGATGACAGCCAGGCGGTGGGCTTTGCCCGGCACGACGGAAAGCTCTACATGCAGACAAAGATGGGTCAGCTGTTGATCACCGGCAATGTCCCGGCTCAGCCGGAGGAGGCGGAGCTTGAAGAAACAGTACAATGGTTCGCTGAATTTGCGGATATTACGGAAAAAGACCCCAACAAAAAAGGAATCAGCAAGCTACAACTTCGGCTGGAACTGGAGGAAGGTGCCAATGTCCAGGTGTGGATGATGCTCGACTCTGACGGAAAATGGATGCCAGTAGGGCAGGCTGTTGGAGAAGGGAAGAAGCGCAGCTATTATCTGCCGATTGTTCCGCGCCGGGCTGATCATTACCGGCTGAAGCTAACAGGTACCGGCGGATGCCGGATCTATTCACTGACGCTGGAATCTTATTCCGGGTCAGAACTAAGAAGCAAGGAAGGGAGAAATTAAAATGGCCTATACATATGACAACATCCTGGAGGAAGCCAGGAAGGCGGGAGTGCTGGAAAAGTTCTCTCAGGAGGACCACAATACTGCTCAGCGAAATCCGGAGTACGGAATGTCCCTGGTGGGGCTGCTGAAGGATGCGAACAATGCAACTACGGAGGCACAGAGGCTCATTGCCACGGAGACAGTGAATCAGCTGCGCAAAAGCTACGGTGCGACAGGCACTGGAAGCGCGGCTGTGAGCGGTTCTTTTGACGGCACACAGAGATTGGCCGCACCGGAAAAAGCGGGAGTGCTGGCAAGCAGTGACCCCACGACCTATCAGACGGTGCTGGATGATATCGTAAATCAGAAAGAGTTTACCTATGATCATGAGAATGACCCTGTTTACCAAGCTTATGCAAAAACGTACCTGCGTGAGGGAGCAAGGGCGAGCGAGAATGCGTTGGCACAGGCCGCGGCCATGAGCGGCGGCAGACCCTCCAGCTATGCGATTTCTGTTGCACAGCAGACCGGCAATCAGTATGCGGCGGCGCTGGCAGACATGATCCCCACGCTGCGGCAGAATGCCATGGCAGAGCATCAGAATGATATTGCTGCCAAGTATGACATCCTCGGCGCGCTGGAGGCAAAGCAGCAGATGGACTACCAAAAGGTGCTGGATGAAGAAAATCGCAAGCGCCTGGTAATTCAGGATGCGCTGAGCAAATACCAAGCGCTTGGTTATGCCACAGCGGATGTGGCGCAGGTCCTGGGAATTCCGGAGGGGACACGATTTGGTGAAGTTCCGCAGACCGGAGTGGGAACGAACGTCAGCCAGGCTGCTCCTCTGGGCGGCGTGCTTGACCAGCTGCTGAACGGCACGAAGACAGATACGCCGGAGAAGGAGGCTCTGAAGAGTGCCGGACAGGTCGTTGGCGGCCTTTGGGGAGTTGGTGCAGGACTGCAGAGCACGTTGGGCACAGGCACGCAAATGGGCACGGGAGTTCAAGAAAACGGCACGAGTGGTATGGGCGATCCGACGATCTCAAATCCCATGGGCGGAACGGGCATGGACGCCTGGATACAGATCGGCAATGAGCGCATATCCTTGGAGACACTGGAAAAAGAGATGAGCGCCGGGCGGATCATTGGCAGGTATGATGCCCGCACAAACACAGTGACCTACGAGAGGGTCTCGACGACACAAAGCATATCCAGGCCGACGCTCGGAGGCGGAAAGCTCAATCATGTAACAAATGCGGCGCGTTAATGGGGGTTTGAAAAGTGGATATTTTAGAATTCACAAGAAGGAAGGTTGCGGAGATAACCGGCAACACGGGACAGGAGGAGACTCGTGTCCAAAGCAAATATACGAAAGAGGAAGAACAGGAGCTTGCCCTTGATCTGATCCGGCAGAAAAGAGCAGAGCAGGCGTATGCTTCCATCAGTGATAATTTCTTCACGGATCTGCAGAAGGATCTGCAGGGCCTGTCAGTGCCCTCTGCTGACAATGCACAAAAGACCACGGGCGGCTATTACAGCCGCCCTGTGGCGGATACTTCCGGCGTGGGGGATATTCAGAAACGTATGGAGAGTCTGTCCAATGTGATGCAGCAAGTAAGCTATCCTGTGGAAAAAGCTGAAAAGAAGGCAAAAGCAGCTGCATCGGCTCTTGAAACCGCAGCGGCGGCACTGACAAGCTCATTTGAGGCATATAAGGTTGCACCCACAGCGGATGCTGCGCAGGCTTATAACCAGGCACTGAGCACCTATCAGAAGGCAAAGAGTGGATATGACATTGCCTATGGAGCCTACAAGACCGCATATGATCAGTACCAAAAAGTGGCGGGAAATGCCAATACGGCATTCACTGCATGGAAGAAGTATGTGGATGACAGTCAGGCCAGCTACGATGCCTGGAAGAGCACCATCCGGGACAAGGATACCATTGCCCAGGAAATCGACTATGTGGACCGCATGATTAAAAATGCGCAGTTCGACACAGAGATGTGGGAATGGGAACAGAAGCGTGCGCTACTGAAAGAGGAATATGATTGGGCTGTCTACAGCAATATGGCTGACATCAAAAATACGCCATACTTCGGCACACTGAGCGAAGGCGACCGGGCGATGGTTCTGGATATGACGGAACTGGAGAGCTGGACGGAGGCCGAGCGGGCAATGTTCGACCAGTGGGTAGTTAACCGTAACAACTGGAAAAACAACCGAGACGGCGCGCCTGCCGAGGTGCTGGCCTGGGCTGATCGCGTTGGCTGGGACAGGCTACAGGAGATATTGGTTTCTTTGCGCCGATATAACGGTCAGAAGAATACAGAGGAAACTGTACGAAAGGCCCAAGAGGCAGCACAGGGTGTCGGGGGCGGAATCCTTTCTACCCTTGCGACGGTTCCTCTTGGCCTCTGGAATGCTGTGAAAAGCCCGTTTGTGGCGCTGAATGAACTGCAATTCTATGATGAAAGATATGGCAATCTGGATCCGAATGCGGCAGGCTTTCAGAGCAATATATGGTCCGGTGCTGTGCGCGATACCGTATCCAAAAACATCGCAGGCGATCACTATGATGAGAAAGGCAATCAGATTGAGGACGGCGGATGGCTTCGACAAGGCCTGGCTACCGTGTACGGTGCAACCACAAGTGCCGCAGATAATCTGGCAAGGCTGGCTGTAGGCCTGGCGGCGACTGCTGCAACCGGAGGCAGTGCTGCGCCCATTACACTGGGATTGGCCGCCATGGGTTCTTTCGGTGATACCGTGCGGCAGATCAGTGAGCAGGGTGGCGATCCTGTGCAGGCACTGGCTATGGGTGTAATCAGCGGCGGTTTGGAGGTGCTGACGGAAAAGTTTTCAGTTGAGAACATTCTCAAGGTGGCCAAGGGTGACCCGCTGAATTTCAAGAAGACACTGAAAGAAATGCTGAAGCAGGGTGCGATCGAAGTCAGTGAGGAAGAGATCAACTTCCTGGCATCCACCATTGCAGAAGCGGCGATCATGCAGGAGGAGTCTTCCTACAATCTGCAGATCAAGGAGCTGATGGCCCAGGGCATGAGTGAGGCAGAAGCCCGGGAACAGGCAAATCTTGCCTTGCTGGCTGAAGCAGGTGAGACAGCTGTACAGTCTTTCCTCTCCGGCGGCATGATGACCGGTGCCACCAGTGGCGTGAATAACGTTCGCTACTCCAATCTGGGTCAAAAGCTGGGATTGGCCGGACTTACCACCGAGCAGGCGCAGGCAATCATTGATTACGGGCTGGAGAGCGCAGAAGATACCGAGGCGCACCAGATGGCGCTGAAGCTGCAGGAGAAGATCGACGCCGGCAAGGTGCCTACGAAGGGCGAATTGGCGCAGCAGATCATGGCTAACGAGCAGGCTATTCGGGCGGAGCAGATCACGGGCGAAAATGCCAATGTGGGAATCAAAGAACAGCTGAAAGTCAGTGAAAATGTGCTGAGTGGTATGGAGCCTGTTGCAAACATTACCACACCAAGCAACTTTGCGGAAATGGATCTTAACGCAAAGAAGAACTGGGTGATAGAAAAACTGCGCCCCACCGGGTATTCGGTGGAACGCAAGGGATTCGGCATTATTGATTTCGCGCGGAAAAAACTGCGGGCGGCATTCAATTATTTCAAGAAAGGGTCAGCTGATGAAGCGGCGTTTGAGGCGTTGCCCTATGTCTTGGAAAAAGGCGTCGAGATTTCGTCGAGAGAAAATCATAAAGGAAGAAAGTATAGTACGGTGACATTTGCTGCGCCTGTAACGATCAATGGCCAAAGAGGAAATATGGCTGTTGTGGTGCGTCAGACGCAAGGCAATCAATACAAAGTCCATCGCGTGCTTCTTCCGGATGGTTCTGCGTTCTATATCTCTGAAACAGAAAATGAAGCAGAATCTTCCACGACTCGGGGAGTGGCCGATGCCGGCTCTCTTGCCTCATCCAAAGATACTGCTTCTATGAATATTATAGACCAGGGTGGCGGAATTGTCAACACTTACGATCAGAATGGAGGAACAGAAAATGCAAATACCGATGGACAAACAGGCACAGACGGCACCGGTGCAGGAGCAGGTGTATTACATGGAGGCGGCCAACGGAATGTTGGTACGGGTACCGGAGAGCAAACTGGAAGCCTGGACGGCGGCGCAGAAACGGCAGCGCAAAGGACAGAAAGGCTCACCGGAGCAAGCCGCATCAAATCAGCAGTTGCGCGACAGAATCTTGCAAGATCTCTTCGGCTCCCAAAAGTAAGTGCTCAGGAAATTGGACTGACTAAGGGAACGGAGCGGCGCAACCTGCAGGTATTGCCACAGGAACATTGGGACGGTGAGCTGCAGGCTTTGGCACAGAAGATTCAAGACGAGACCGGCAAAGAGCCTGTGTTTGTCATTGGTGATATCCATGTGCAGGGTGCGGATAATCAGAGTCACCGTATCCGAGCAGCCATCACTGCTGAGCAGGTGATCCTGCAGGCGGACTATACCAAAGTATCGCTGGATCAGATTTTGGACCACGAAATCTATCACTACAAGGCGGCATTTGCTCGTAAGAAGAGTCACAACCTGGACAATATGAATAAGCTGTCGATCCTTGAACAGTTCTCCAAAGAGGAATTGCAAGCGGTGCTGGATGCGTACATTGCGGCACTGGATGGCCAGTATGGACTAAGTGAGGCTGTGGATCAGAATGACAAGGAAGCATACCGGCAGATTCTTGCACTTATCAGGGAAGAGATGATGGCTGATGCCTATGCCGGAATCAATGCGTTCGGCGCCGGTGCGGACAAGTTCACCAAGGTCGTTAATGACAGAATGGCGGAACTGAATCTCGGAAAGAAGACTGCTCAGGAGAACGGTGTGCGGCAGACCAATGGGCCTAATGCGGAACAAAGCACCCCAGATGCGTACCAAAACACCGATTTTGCGGAACGAAATGCCCAAAATGCGGAACGAGAAGCGCGAATCGCAGAGATCCTGCGTTCGGTGTCTACCAACCATGCGGCGCAGTTTGAGCGTTACACACGACTGACAAAAGAGAATCCGGAGCAGGCTGCCAAGGAAGGCGCGGAACTGAGCCGGGGTATTTACCGCCATGAATTTATGGAGTACCGGGAACTGACTGAGCAGCGCGACCGGGAAAAAGAAAACACCGCCAAAATCGGCGGTGAGCGGTATTCCTTCCACGGTTATGCAGAAGATGGCAAGGGTATCTATGAATCCAACTTTCCTAAGGGGACACCTAAAAAGGCAAAGGGAGAAAAGATACTGCATTACATCCAAGATGTGTGGTCTAAAAAGCCTATTACACTGCGCATTGAAAGCGGTGGAGAGGTTAGATACATCGAGGCGAAGTTCGATCCTTCTTATAGCGAGAATGAAAACTCGCCGACAGATGCGAGCAAACTTATGGGCGGCAACCGCCATGGTAATGCAGTTGAGAAGCGTGTGACCTTGGATCTTGCCGATGATTATTACCAAATTGCATCGGAATCTCGGTATAACTATTCCAAGGCCGAAACGGGAAAAAATACAGATCCACATCAAGGTGTGAAGCAGTGGCATTATTTTGTTAATGATATATACTTTGCGGAGTATGGGAGTGAAGAACTTGTTCCGTATCGTGTGTCTATCAATGTAAAGGAAAAAGCGGATGGAAATTATTTCTACAGTTTTTCTGCTGAACAAGCAGAAGGAACCTCCACCCAACGGACTTTACATGCCGCTGTTAACGGCAGTAACAAGACTGCCGCCAATGGAAGTTCCCTTGCTTATAGTATACGCGTTCCTGACAAAAATGTCAACCAAAAATATTTGGATGCAGTAAATCGTGGTGATATGCAGACTGCTCAGCAGATGGTTGACGAAGCAGCGAAGGCGGCGGGGTATACAATCAAGGCATATCATGGTACCACCAATAGGGAAGAAAAAAGCAGTTGGAATGCTCAATCAGGATCGTGGGATACAGAGTACAGCAGAATCACGGTATTCAAGAAGCAGTATGAAGAGCAGGCGGGACATTTCTTTAACAGTGATATGGATAATGCTGGCGGTTATGGCTTTGATCTTTATGCTGTCTATCTTATGCTTAAGAAGCCCCTTGTCATCGACTGTCGTGGGCAGAATTATGCAAGCATTACTTTTGACGGAAAGGAAATGGATACTTACGAATGGGCTGCTTACGCAAAGAAGAATCGATATGATGGCGTAATATTTGAGAACATCTCCGATGGAGTGGGCTATGACGATTTACAACGCCTTACAACAGATTATGTGGTATTCGATTCCAACAGAATTAAATCTGCAGATCCCGTGACCTATGACAACAAGGGCAATGTGATTCCGCTGTCCGAGCGTTTTAGCGTAACAAACAGAGATATCCGCTATTCCACCGATGATGAAGGCGTCGAGATCATCAAGAGCGACAAAAAGTATCTGATGGATGAGGAGGAGTACCACCGTGTAAAGGGTGACCTGGAATCCCGCAGAGCTGAGTGGGAAAGAATGTATCTTTATGACCAGCTCGGCCCGGAAGGCGAGAAACGGTACAAGGCTACTCAACAAGTAGAGAACACTCGTAAAAAGGCAGGGCAAGCTCAGCGAGCCAAGGAGAACCGCATCCAACCTGGCAAAGTGGAACTGGATGTGGAGAGCCGGGCAACGGAGGCCAAGCGGCTGCTGGAAAACAAACTCCTGCAGACCTTCTCCATTCCGGATGGCGTGCGCGGTGAATTGCGGGCCTACATCGGCGGCTTTGCAGATCGGATCGTAAAGCATGGCGCACTGACCGAGGATGACCGGCGCAGGTTCTTTACCCGGATGTACGAAGCAGGTGCGGTGACGATCCCTGCAGATGACTACTACGGAGAAGCCCGGAGTTACATCAAGGGCGGACACATCTATGTGCCGGGCAGTGTTGTGGCGGAGTTTGGTGATGACTGGCAGGATGTTCGCCGCAGAGCCTTTGCGGCAGGTATCTATCTGACTTATGAGCGCACCGATAAGAATGGCCACAGCGTTTCCGGAATCGACGTGTGGAATAGTGACCTAGCAGCAGATCTGCCGGGTCTGTTCGATGCAGAAGATACGGACGAGATCGCGATCCTGCAGAAGATCATCCATGTGGCGGAGCGGGGCAAGGATGAGAAAATCAGCCTTGCTGAGTATGTGGCCCGTGTAGCCAAGGAGGAGTACACCTCGGAAAATGATGTGCTGGACAGCTTGGAACGGCAGATGACGTGGGCACTGAAATCTTTCGCTGAGACAGCAAAGGTGGAAATCCAATTGAAGGACCGCAATCTGCGCCGTGTGATGAAGGAACGGGCGGAGAACCAGGAACGGGCACAGCGGGCGAAAGAACGCCGTGAGCTGCAGGAGCTGCAGCAAAAAACGCTGAAGAGTCTGCAATGGCTGAATAAAAATCGCCGCCTTGCTCCGGAAGATCTGCGGGAAGAGTGGGACAGAGCGCTGAGCGACATCGATCTATATGCTGTGGGTGCCGCCAATGAGATGAACTGGAGCAATAAGCACCAGGCTACATGGAAAGATCTCGCAGAGATGTACAAGGAAGCTCGGGCAAAGGATCCCAACTTCCATGAAGATGCGGAGATCGAGCGGATCATATCCCGTCTGGATAATAAGAAGATCGCTGACATGGATCCTGCGGCGTTGCTGGATCTGTACAAACTGGCCACCGGCCTGAGGACGGCTTTCTACAACCGTAACAATGTCCTCAATGATGAGCAGTACCGGATCTTTGAAGAGGTCTATTTGGATTCCAAGGAAGAACTGACAGAGGCAGGAAAAGGCAAGGAGGGGCTTGTAGACCGCTTCCTGAACCGGGAACAACTGTCTGCTATGAATGTTCTGGAACGGATGGCCGGGTGGAATCCCAATAGTGCGTGGTACTCCATGGCCAAGCAGCTGGAACGGGGCGAACGGGATGTGCGTGCCTTCACTGTGAAGGCAAACCGAATTCTGGAGGACTATCTGAACGAGCACAAGGATTTTGTGATGCGTGCAGACGGCCAGGGCAAGGATGCGATTTGGTACACCATCGAAGTTCCGGAATTGATGGAATGGGGCAAAGGCAACAAGCCAATTTTCGGAGATACCGTCACTGTGTACATGACACCGGCACAGAAGGTGCATATGTATCTGGAAAGTAAGAACCTGGACAACCTGCGGCACATGGAGGGCGGTCGCACCTTCGTTGTTGATAAGGAACTATACGGCAAAGGCAAACGGCAGGAGGCACTGGAACAGGGCCGAACCATCCGCCTGGCACCGGAGACGGTGAAGCAGTTGGTATCTAACCTCACTGACGAGGAAATGGAGCTGGCCCAGGTACTGGACCAGTATTACAACGGGTTTGCTACCGGGGAAATCAACCGGGTTTCCAATGTGCTGTATGGCTACGACAAGGCCATGGGCAAGCACTACGCGCCTATCTATACCAACCAAAACTACACCAATGCTGAGTTCGGCACCTTTGATGTGACGGCGGAAGGTGTAGGAAATCTGAAGGGCCGTGTGCAGTATTCCAAGAATCCCAGTTATAATATCAGCGCCTTTGATGCCTTTGAACGGAATGTGAATCAGACGGCCCGATTCGTGGGTATGGCAATCCCTATCCGCAACTGGACCACGCTGATGAACTGGACGGAATACAAGAACAGCATGAAGGATACCATCACCCATGCCTGGGGTTTGGAGCATAAGCGGTATATCGAGAACCTGCTAACAGACCTGCAGGGCGGAAAGCTTGACCGGGAAGATGTGATCAATGAGGCAGGCGAAAAGCTGTTGAGCAATTACATTTCCTCTGTGTTCGGTGCGAATATGAGCATTGTGCTGAAGCAGATGGGCAGTATTCCGTTGGCTGGTGCTTATTTGGGCGTCGGAAATGTGGTGCCTAGCCGGCTGCAGGTGGAGCGGCTCGATCGCGATTTGATTGGGAAGTATACTCAGGATCTTGCCTGGCGCGGAATGGGTTACTCGATGCCGGAAACGAAGCAGCTGAAGGATCATCCCAATTGGACACAGAATAACAAAGTTGTGCGTTTTGCAATTGGTGGCGGTGCAATCACCGCTATGGACCAGTGGGCAGCGAGCGTGTTGTGGCCCTGGGCTGAGAATAAGGTACGCAAGGAACATCCGGAATTGGAGGTCGGCACAAAGGAACAGGTGAATAACGGCGAGAGTCCGTTCTACAAAAAGGTAGCGGAAGAGTTCGAGAACGCTGTTTCTCGTAGCCAGTCAACCTCGGATCAGATGCACCAGGGTACTCTGCGCAAGAGCAAGAACACGCTGACACGGATGTTTACCATGTTTACATCAGACTCTGCCCAGACCTATAACACCCTGCGGCAGATGATTGGTGAAGCCGGCTATTACAAAAAGACCGGGCAGCTTGAAAAGGCAGGGAAGCTGAGCCAAGCGGCCGGGGCGACTGTGGTGGCATTACTGCTGAATGCACTGTGGGGTGAAGGTGTCAATCTGTTGGCGGCTCTTATTAAGAACAAGGGGAAGAAGTACCGGGATGAAGAGGGCAAAATGACTGTACTGAGCATTTTGCAACAAATGAGCATGGGTATGCTCAGTTCTCTTTCCGGTACAGTTATCGGCGGTGACACACTGATGGACATGATCAGTGCGAAGATCTTTGACGAAAAGTTCTATGCACCGGAATCTATGGAAGTGTCGCTGATCCAGGATATGTATAATACCGTGGATACTGCGATGGATATCATCTTTGGAACTGCTGCGGATATGGTGGCGGTTGCGATGGATGACGGTAGAATCGGTGAGTACTTCAAACAGAACGGAAACGATCTGCTTGAACGGATCAAAGATGCTGCTTTGGAGATCGCAGCCTATTGGGGTATTCCTGCTGCCAATGTGGAAGCCTACATTGTAGGTGCGCTGAAGTTCATTCCGGGCTTTGGTGCGGTCTATGACGGATGGTTTGAATCTGCAGACAAGAGCGCATTGGGAGGGCTGACAGGGGAGAACCTATCAATCCGCGTGGGCAGTTTGCTGGATCAACGCGGAATTGATGTATCCGACGGCACAGCAGATGCGATTGCGGAACTGTATGAAGCCGACTTTACCGGGGCAGTCCCCGGGGGAGTGCCAGACAGTGTTACCATTGATGGCGATGAACGAATGCTTAATATCGGGCAGCGGCAACATTACGGAAATGTGTGGGCTGATATAGTAGCAAAATCCCTGGACAAAATGATATCGTCCGATCGGTTTGCGGAGGCTAGCCCGAAGATTCGAGAAGGAATGCTGAAGAAACTGTATTCCTATGCATCCGAACAGGCGAAGGCGTCAATGTTTGACGATTATGAGCCGGGCAACACCAAGGCGGATATTGCTGCCTATGAGCAGGCCGGGCTTGATGTGGCGGATTATTTCGCAGTCAAGGCCGAGGGGTACAATACGGATAAGTATCTGAAAGCAATAATCAACGGGTTGCCGGAAGAGGAGTCGGATGCGCTCATGGAGGGGATCGACAATCTGGAGCCCATGGCTGGTGAGGATCAGGTGGCAAATGTTCAGAAGTGGCGTACCTGCGTGGATATGTACAGAAATCCGGACTTTCAGCTGGCAGCGTTGGGAGCGTATATGACGTCTGAACAGTTCAAGAAGGCCAAGGTGGCAAATCGATTTGACATCAGCTTAAGCAGTTATGTGAAGCTGTTCGAAATCCGGGCGGAGTACGATCAGGACAAAAATGGCTCTTTCTCCGGCGCAGAGTATAAGAGGGCTATCGACAGCTTGCGGCTGGGTACGAATGACAGCGCAGTGCTGTGGCAGCTGTTTGCCGGCACGAAGAGCGCTAAGAACAATCCATATAGCACGTCTGTTGGACAGAAGGTACTTGATGCTTTGACGGATTAAGGAGAGACCGCACCGGGAAACCGGTGCGGTTTTTCCCTTATTTTTTCCCTTATGCCGTTGCAATGGGGTGCATAACGATGCAAATTATTACAAAAATAATGGAGAATATGCGTATATTTCCGAAGATTTACACGCATTTCATACATATCAGCAAATTCAAGTCCCGCCTCGCCCACCAAAGAAGACAGCCGTAAGGCTGTCTCTTTTTTTGCCAGCCGATCCTTGATGAAACCGATAAAACCCCTTGATTTCCAATGAAAACGGAAATCAAGGGGTATTTTTGTTCCATTTCAGCCCATTCGCTGCTGTTCGTTACATTTGCTCCCCATTTCCGTCGATCCCGCCGGCGATTGGGCTGCGGTTGGGGTATCATTGAGAAAATCTTCAAAAAGAGACATTTTTTTCGTTAAAACCGTCAAAATTAAAGATTTGTTGAAGTTTGATTGAAAATTAGTACTATAATATAATTTAGATTTTGCATTTAGGAGGGATTACGATGTTGAAGATATTGATTGCAGAGGATGACCGGGAGCTGCGACAGCTGTTCAGCCATGTGCTGAATCGACATGGTTACACCGTAGTGGGCGTATCCAATGGCCAGGAGGCGCTGAATGCCTTGGATAAGGATTTCTACGATATGATCATCTCCGATATTATGATGCCTGTGATGGACGGCTATGAGCTGGTTAGGCAGCTGCGCGATGTGGGAAACACTACCCCAATTTTGATGATCACTGCCAAGGATGCTTTTGATGATATGCGCCTGGGTTTCCAGTCCGGAGTGGATGATTATATGGTCAAGCCTATCAATGTCAATGAGATGGTACTGCGTGTGCAGGCACTCCTGCGCCGTGCACAAATGATCAATGACAGGAAGCAAACCATTGGAGATACTGTGATGGAATGCGATTCATTGACAGTAACGGTGGCGGGTGAGAGCATGGTTCTGCCGCAAAAGGAATTTATGCTGCTTTATAAGATGACGGCTTACCCCGGCAAGATCTTTACCCGGCAGCAGCTGATGGATGAGATTTGGGGTTACGATTCCGAAAGCGACACCCATACGGTAGATGTACATATTGGCAGACTCCGTGATCGTTTCCGGGACAACAAGGACTTTAAAATCGCCACGATCCGTGGTATCGGCTATAAGGTGGTGAAGCTGTGA